TAAAGTAGACTCTAAAGGTTGGAACCCATTGTCTATTTCTGTCTCAGTATAATATATAGCACCATGGTCATTATCATCCAACCCACCTAATGCTCCATGGTCAGTTACAGTATTTGATGTAATAACAGTTTCCCAAGGACTATCAACATCTGTGAACGTAGTTACCTCAGATTTCTTAATAGTTATTCTTGCTATCAACATACTGAAATCACTAACAATACTAGGTAAGTTTGCAGGAGCATCAGCATCTTGCGCACCAGCAAGATTATAACTTTCTAGTCCATAAATAATATGTAAGTCACCCTCAAAGTGCATATAAACCCAATGAACGCCATATTGGTTAGTGGTAAGAGCAACAAGTCCAGGATTTTGTTCATAATCATTATAGTTAGTATTGTCTATTGCAGACTCAGAACTGCTTACCCATCCTGTATGGTCTTTATACCAATAAGTAAATGTAGAATCTCCACTTGTGTCAATCGCATCCCAAACAATAGGAGTCAATCCACCAAATCCTGTACCTTGTGTCATTGAAATATTTAATGTTCCTGTCTCAGTAATTGCCAAACCACTACCTCTGACAATTTCTCCATTGACAGAATTAAGATATGTTAAAACTCTTTTGGCAAGTTCGCTTGTAACCATACCAGCTTCAACTGCATGTAAAACAGTACCATCTCTATATATTTTACCTAATAAAATCTTTGTGCGATTATCAGTATCTGTTTTTGTAGTAGTAGAATGAACAGTTGGTAGACTTGCATGGTACTGAACATAAATATAATTAGTATTAGCATCAGTTAATTCAAGTGTATCATTCTCAGCCCAATTCATAAACAACACTTCTGCAATATCTGAATTAGTAGCACGAATAAATCCTGTACCAGCAGCAACAGTTACTTTACCATCACCATTAGTAGTAAATCCACCACCACTTGTAATACCACTTGATTGAGTATTGTTCATCCAATCTTGTAAATCATCATAAGTAGCAGTCCCAATTTCAGATGCTTCAACTTCATTTGCATCTTGGTCGTCAGTACCTGAGTCATTCATGTCATCTACAACAAAGTCATACTCTCCATTAGTGTCATCATAGGATACTGTTATGCGAGTTTCTACTCCAACTAAAGCTGCACCAATAATATCTTCAACCTCTTCGTCTGTTAAGTTAGTATCAGCTTCATGCGTTTGTCCATCAACATATGCCTTAATTGATTGTTGAGTTGCTGCTTGTGTATTGCTATTTGTTCCCATAGCATCTTCATCAAGCATAGTAAAATGTTCTGTTTGAGTAAAGTTTGTAGTTTGGTCATGGTCTACATCGGAATGAGCATCAAAATATTGGTCATCTAAAGCATCATGTCCTATTGTCAAAGCACCGCCACTTGCAATGGTTGCATCCCCACTCATTATTACACTTTCAAAATCTGTTCCATCTGCCACCCAAATATAACCACTTGTAACTGCCTTACTTGTACCAAATTTTGCACCAGTTATAGCTTCAATTTCAGCTTCACTATCAACATTCGGGTCTGTTTCTAATCCTGCCAATTCAGATTCATGAATAACAGTAGATACTATTTCGTTTGATGCCCAAGGGTAATCTGTATTCACTAAATTTTCTGCTATTGTACCATCGGCAATATCAGTAAGAGTTGTTTCTAATGGTTGAAAGTTTGCATTGCTTTCAGTTTCTGTAAAATATCTACCATCATGGTCAGCACTTGTTTTGTGAGTTGTAAACTCTGCATCTGGAACAAAATTTAAATCATCAATGTCTGTAGAATCTGGAACAGTATCTGTAATCTTTGCAGTATTTAGATTAATAGCAGTACGATGTTCTTGTAAAGCAGCCTCAACTTGTGTAGCTGTAATTATACTACCAGCATCAACTATGTCCATTTCAGAAGCAAGAAATTCACTCCAAGCTAAATCAGTACCGTCACTTTGAAGTACATATTTAGTAGTGCCTAAACCTAACCTAGCCATTACATTAGAGGCATTACGATAAATTATATCTCCTCTTGTTGTCATAGGATCAGTTATCATATTTCCAATATTTACATCAGCATCTGGGAATGTTATTGTTCTTACAGCAGTTGGGTCAGTTATCTTAAAATGTGTATAATCAGTCCCTGTCATAGTCGAACCAGTGAATGACAGAGTATCGCTATAAACTAATGGTCTTTCCAGTATCTCATATTGACCAAACAAACAGCCAATCAGAGCTAACATTATCAATAATCGTTTCATCTGTCTCTCCTGTTTATTGTTTGTGACTGGTCCGATACCTGTACTCCACAGAAAGCTCTAACTTCCATATCAAATTCTTTTTCCAATTCTTGTATTTCATAATTAATATATTGTGCAGAGTTAGTTATTTGGTATGCACCTTGTAATTGTACACTAGCAGCTTGTAAATAAGACTTTGCTATCTCTAGTTCTGAACCAACTCTAGCAGCCTCTTCCTTTAAACTAGCAGTATGTAATGCAATAACCTTCTCTAGTCCAGCTTTCCATTCCATCATATCTTGTTCATACTCTGCTTGATATTGTTTAACTACAGTTCCAAACTCTCCTAAGAATATCTCTAAATTCAACTTATGTTCTGTAGCATATTCTTCTAATGCAGTCTTAATACCTTGTATATATCGTTGTAAATTAGAATTGTATGTGTTTATAAGTCCCTGTATCTTAGCATTATACGCACTTACAGCACCTGAGTATTCACCTACAATCATTTGTACATCAGAACTATGAGAACCCAAAGCAGCCATAGCAGCTTGGATCTCTTTTTCTGCAATAGCATTAAATCCACTTACTCCACCTAATGCAGTTTGTGCCATTTCTGGATCATCATCTTTAAAGAAGTATGAGAAATCAGCAGAAGTGGAAGGGAATACAGCATCTGTGGTCCCATCAGCTTGAGATTTATACATTAAATCACCTGCCCATTCTAATAATTTATCAATCCTTGTTCTATCTATACCAGCTAATGAAGCAGTTAATGCACTCATTGAAGGTGCTGAACCTGTTGGGTCAGCTAATACATCAGGTAGTGTAATAGCACTTAAATCTATTGCAGCATAAGTAGGAATTGCATTTGTTAATGCTGCCAAATTACCAGCAGCAGGAACAGTAGTTGCATATGTAGCATCAGATACATTACTAGCAGTCCATGTTGGCAATGCACCTAAGTAATTAGTTAGTAAACCTGAACCATCGAAAGTCCCATAGATGATAGTTCCTGTCCTTGCTACTGGGAAAGTAACTACAAATTCGTCTGTATCTGTATGAATAACACTAGCTATAATAATCTTATTATTAGAATCTAGTACTTGCACAACTGGTAAGAACCCACTGTTATGCGTAACTGTTTTAGTGGTAACACTTGTATAAACAACATTAGTTACACTAAATGTCCCAGTAACAGCAGCAACTAAATCTGCTACTTTCTTTCTATAATACTCAGTAGCTCTCCACTTTAAATTCAAATGAACCCAAATCAATGCAGCATGCTCTAAATCTAATGGATATATACAATCAGCAACTCCACTTAAAGTAGTTTCTACACTAGCATCTACAGTAGCAGGGTACTTTACTGCATATATCTTCAAAACGTCTGTTACAGTAGGATCTGGTTTGGCATATATAGTACCATTCCGTATTGTATACACAGGATCTGACTTGAATGCTTTATACATACTATCATCATGAGTACATAATGCAAAGTCCTGTGGAAGCAACCTTCTGCACGGGTAATCAAGACTTTCATCATTATATTTTCTTAATACAGCAGTTATAAATTCACTACCTAAAGTATCTATTGAAGTCCCACTTGCATTTGCCACTTCAGTTTCTGCCGAAAAGGAAGATAACTTAATTCTATTGTACATATTAACACGATTTACTACAGCTCTGAATGCTCTTGTCCACATATCGTCAAGCATCTCAGTATCAATACCAATAGTACCAGCTAGTGTATCACCAAATCTATCTAACGCTTGTTGCTCTAAACTTTGTAATGCCATATTATCCTCATTTTAATGCTGAAACTCCTGTTACCTTTATTGTTCTACTGGCACTTTTAGGATCTCCTCCAGCTAATCTATGTACATTCTTATTAAATAATCCGTAGTGTAGACTATAGTTACGTCTATCATCTTCGGTTTTATTGGGCTTGTCTATATATAGTCGGGCTATTACCCAGTCTAGTAATGACCCATGAACTCTTGGATTAACTGGCAATGTCTCATCTTCAATAGCAGCAGCAGTCCTATCTATTAAAGTTCTATCAGATTGATATTCATATAGAACTCCTGCTGATTGTGATTCATCTATTGTCTCCCAGTCATTATCGTCATTCTCTACATCTGCTGTAACAAACCCTATTTGGTTGCCCCTCTTCATATATCTTATATAATCTTTTGGATTTTCGTAATTACTAGCCATTAGGTTATATCCTCCGTGTCAATGACACCTATTAATTCTTTAATTATTTCCCACTCACCATCTGCATTCTTATACCATACCTGTTCTAATTCTTGCACAGCATCTGGTAAGTCATACCATCTTGTATCATCTACTATATCTATAGTAGCAAATTGGTTCTTGTTAGCAAAAATAGGCTCCTCTAACAGAGCCTGATTTGTTGCACTTATAATAGTAGCAGAAGCAGCATTTGGATGTACAAGTCTAATTCTTTGCTTAAACTCTTCAAAGTTCATATTTGCTCCTATGCGTTATTATGTACTATAGTCGCATATGCTACACCATGATCTACAGAAACACCAATATAATGAATAGTAAAACTGTCAGTAACTGTTTCTAAATAATCAGTGATTAGTTTAGCAAGGCTACTCTTATCTCCGTCTATGTTAGCAACACTATCAGCATCACCACTCGGTCTATTATGTGTTAAAATCTTTGTCGTGACAGCGTAATTTGTCATATCTTCTCCTTTAAGAAGGTTGCTCCACAACCAAAGGGAGTAAATTGCGGAGCTTCCTTCATATACCCTTACGGGTAGTTATTGTTTAATAATCGCCTGTATTAACCCAAGTAACTACTATTGTACCACTCATTACCATTGTTCCAGTTGCACTCATATGTGTATCAGCAATAGCCACACATAAAAATACATCTGTCGCAGTAGTATGTCCATCTTCAGTTTGTGGTGTATTAGTAATTAAATCAATCGTATCTATACCGCTTGAAAGCGTACCATCAACTTTAGCTACAAAATTAACATTAGCATTCGCTAATGTTTCAGCATCAGTTAAAGTAGTCGCATCACCAAGTGCCATATCAAATACAGCATTGTCAGCAGAACCAGTTTGTGAAGCGATTGACATATCACCAATTACCCCAAGAACATAAATCATTCCTTCAGGGAAATCAATTATCTTCAATACACCATGGCCACCAGACCCTTCAGAGTCAGTAATAACCATAGAGTAATTTGTTAGTGTAATTGTAGATATGTTTAATCCAGATACAATAGTAACACCAGCAACACCAGTAGCACTTGATAATGTATCTCCATTAACAGCTACTATATCTCCAGCAGCATTAAGAACAACATTCTTACTAGCAACATCATTCGCTATGCTCGCTCCATCTGAATAACCTACTTCAGCAGCAGTCAACAGAGCTAATTCATCAGCCCCAGGAGCCTGTGCATAGTCATACAGATTGTTAGCCTCGGCAGCACTCATTCCCTCAATGCCATCAGCAAAAACAGATACAGCTAATGCCTCAGCAGCATTTACCTCAGCAGGATTAGATCTTGCGATATAACCCTTCCAAGCTAATTGAGCGTTAGCAAATGTTGCAAGTACTAAGAAGGTCATGAATAATTTTAATAGTTTATTCATAATCACCTCCTATGCAGTCGAAACGTATTCTTTAAAATCAGTTCCCAGGTCTTGTCTTGCAGCAGGTAGATATATAACATCTATATCTACTTTACCAGCAGTCAAAGCAGCTGTACCAACAGTAGTATCAAACGTATCATCAGACTCTAAACATAAAGCAGCAGCATCGGCAGAATTATCTGGTCCAAGTATGTCACCTATTGCATCAAGCGCAGTCTTTGCAGTATCTGCACTTAACATTGTCGTGCCAGAAAATCCTAGTATTAATGTTGCAGAACCAGTAGATGTTAAAGCTTCAATAACTTTAGCCCTAAAGCCAAGAATTACATCACCTTTTTTAAACATCTTAGTGGTCTGTGTCTCAGTATGAGCATGCACTCCAAGATCTATTCTGAATGAAGCTACTTTAACAAACCCAGTTGTCTTATGTTCTAACTTTCCCTGTACGGGATATTCATATATTCTTTGATCCATGATATCCTCCTAACTCCACATTGCGTGGCATTCTGGCATTTTATGTTCTGTACCAGCTTCAGTTTGAATTAGATCAACTCTTCGGTCAACACCACTATTTTCAAGAGTTTGCACTCCTACATAAATAGCAGTATCTCTATTCACGCCATTGCCCACTAAAGGTCTATAAGCAACTTGCTGTAAATTAACACCAAGTATTTTAACAGAAGTACCGTCTAAATGTACATTCCGTACCATGTTTATAGGACCAAAAGGAGTATCAATACTCGTGACTGGGACACCTAATACATTCTTGCGACCTGTAACCATCATATCAACATTAGCTGTAAACTGTGAATGTATTCCAAGGTTATTAGCCCCGTATCCACCAAGTTTGTTCAACCAGTTGTATGTATTGGTATCGGTGAAGAATAAATTAGCTTTCCCGTTATTGTAACGCGGATCTAAATAACTCGACAAGTCATCAAGAAAATCATCTTGAGTCTTATTTGAGGTATCTAAACTAAATACGTTACCATAAGAAGTAATATAATCTACTATTCCTTCAGTGTAATTAACACCATCTATTTGATTTTGCGCTCCAAATAAAAGCGATGTTTCAATATCCCATTTATGGTCTACTAACTTTTCACGCCATAATCTGGCCCATTCATTCGGTTCATATTTCAAAACCGTTGCACGGGTTGAATTGTCCATGGCTAAAGTCGTTTTCCATATTTGAGTCCGCCCGAAACCAGTTGAGAACGGTTCATCCTTCCAACTATCTGGATAACCTGATCCCATACTGAATGCACTACCAACAACATAAGAACGTCTACGTTCTAAGTCATCACGGATTGCAGCAGTATAGACTGTAGTTATCGGAGTTGCAGCAGCTACGAAAGCTGTGAACTCGCGATAAGTATCAGATGCAGCATTTCTAACTAATGAAACTGTTAGATCTACTGTAAGAGTATTTTTTACAATACTTTCTATACGCCATAACATGTAATCACCAACCGTAGGCGCAGTGCCTATGGCTGAAGTTGTGGTACATAAAGGCGTTTTAACTATTTGTCCTGGTATGAAAAACTCAGGTCTCGTGCCTGAATCTCCTACCCCAATGGCTCCTGTTGATTGACCAAAGACGTTCTGTAAATTACCAGCACTCTTATAGTCAGTTGCCATTCTTAATAAATAACTATCTCCCACAGAATAATCGGTGTCAGGTCCTGTAGATCCATCTATTGATGCATCATTAACTGCTATTGCAGTTGCACCATGTCCTACTACATATGCATAACGCTTATGAAAGGATGGTCTCCGTTCCGTAAATTTGAACTCTGGATCGTCAGTAGGTTTCTTAGCTAATTTAGAAACGAATCTAAAATAAGGGTCTTGTGCGATTTGCAATTCGGAAACTCTATCTCCAAAAGCATACTTTCGCCTAAGATCACCTGTGCTAAGAGAACTACCATCGGATGCAGCATAACCTTCCGTTTGTCCTGTGAAATCAGCTAATTGCAGAATTTCACTCATTGTGTGTTTCTCCTAATTAATCAATCAGATACTATGACTTAGTTACCTAACCCCATAATATCACCTTGTTGATCAATCCCCACTAACACATCCATGACTTTATCTGTTGGCGACTTCTCTTGACTCTTTTCTGAGCCAACATTTGCCAACGAAGTAGGTCTATTCTGAGTCTTTCTAATCTTTTCAATCGTTTTCTTGCTAACGTCTTTTACGATGTTCTCGTCACGTTGCTCACGATTCTTCAAATAATATAAGTCCTCTAGTCCTAGCCTCTTCTTTTTAGCGAAATCTTTAAACTCGGTATATTCCTCATCAGACATTTCATGATCCTTTCGGAACTGGGTCTCCTGCGAAGCCCTAGAATCTTGTAGATTCCTTTGCTTTAGTGCAGCACCTAACCGTTGTTGAACCAATCCGTCTATGGTTGCATTGAAAACTTTTCCAGAATCACTTTCGGGATCCTTTACAGCTTCTTGCATATCCATTTGAAAATCTTCATCCAAGTTCATTTTCTCTATCATAGACTGTGGAGTTTGACCACCACCCTCAAAATAACCTCTAACATGAGAGATTAAGCCAGGATCATCCTTCATAGCATTAAGAATAGGCTTATATGGTTCAAGTTCATTCAACTCAGTTTTTAATCGCTTCGCCTCAGTACTTGAATCCGAATACCTTTTCTTATACGTTTCAACGTCATCAGGGCTGCTTTTAGCAGGTTGCTTTTGACTATCTTTTAAATCTTTTGTTTTTACTTCTACTTCTACTTCTGGATCTATTATCCCCTTGTTTAAGTCAGCATCCATCTTCTGAAAAAAATCAGCAGACTCTTTTAATGCTTCTTCATTACTCAATACAGCTTGAGTTATATCAATGTCGGGGGTTACATGCTTCTGACCTTTTTCGCCATCAGATGTATCGTTGTCCTTAATTGCTTCGCTCATACTTTCTCCTTAACTTGCTAAAGATACCAACCATTGGAATCATTGTCAAGCTTTATTTTCACTTTTTTCTTTCTCTTTAGTTCCTTCAATCCTTTCAACAGCATTTGCAGTAGCTTGTTGAATGATTAACTTTGCTTTGTCAAGTTCATTCTTTATAAGCCCCTGGGTAACTTTTTGTTCCCCATCAGTCTTAGTTAACTTCTTGTCAATTTGTACTTTAGCCTGTTCAATCTCTCCCTTTATGCCTTGTTGTACTAGCTGATTGCGCATACCACCAATCATTTTTTCTTGGTCTTTTGTTTGCTCTTGGAGTTGTTCTACCATCTGTTCCGCCTGTGCCAACCGTGACTTCCTTTGCATAATTGCTTCTTTGTCTGGTAAGTCAGTTTGCCCTATCATAGCAACATCATCAATCAATCCGCCTTCAAACCATTTCCAATATTCGTCAAGTAACATCCATCTGTTAACTGGTAGTGTAGCACCAGCTACTATTCTGACATCAAAGTTTGCAGATTCATAGTCTAAATATTTTTTAATTTCATCACCTTTATTATTATAGATAGGGATATTCATTCTCTTCTCTTCACCTTGGTCCAAATATGGATTAGGTTGTGTGATTCTAAATACCTTATCAATAGTATAGTGTGCTTGTGCAGTTTGTTGGAATACTCTTCCTAAGTGTTCTAATGCTGGTTCAACAATCTGTTTCATCCATGCTTTAATTCTACGGGTTCCATACTCATCATTTGCTAACATACCTCTATAAGTCTCGTGTTGTATTCCACTACCAGTAACTCCCATCATAGAACTTTGGATACCTGCTATGTATTCAATATCACTCTTGCCTTCCTGTGTAATCTGATAGAAAGCATTGTTTAATTGACTTGGGAATATTGGAGTAGGTGCATCAAATCCTTGTCTATAAGGCAATCTTGCCCCAGGCCTTGCTCCATCCTCTCCCCATATCTCATCATCAATAGATCCTTCAACATACAACCATCTCATATTAGATGCTAAGTTTGCATTGTGTATCATTATCTGATGAGCTTTATTAATTTCTTCTTGTTTACCCATCATTGGAGATACCGCGCTTAAAGGATATGTAGTCCCTGTGTACATATAAGGAATAGGGATTATAGGATAATCTTTCTCTGGTCGCATATATTCATTTAAGAATGCATCACCATAAGTTTGGATAACCTTAATTTGTGGTTCATAAAATAGAACAGCATCAATTATTCTGTCAGCAATAGCTGGAGTTAATAGTAACTCTTTATATTCAGCTTCTGGAATAACTAGATTTTCTACCTTACTTATTTCTTCTTGAGCTTGAGTCCTAAGTAATTCTTCTTGCTGTACAATAGATTCTTCCATTGCCTTACCAGCTTTCTCCATTTCTAATTCCATACGTTCTGGTAGCATTTCTTCTTGTTGTACTTGCTGCATTAACTTAACTTCAAGTTCTTTTAACTCTACTCCCAATTCTTTTGTTACTTCTTGTACCCCAACATCAACATTCTTTTGTATTTGCTGTAGCTGTTCTTCTGTCAAAACTTGTTTCATATATAGATTATAATAACCATTCTGTATCTTAATATATGTTTCAAGATATGGTAGTATCTCATCAACCTCTCCAGTCGTTGCTTTGTATGTGGTAGTAATATCTTCTGGTTGGAAATGTCTTGACCTAGGTAATGACCTCTGAGTAGTAGTAGATATATCTTCACTGCCACTAGCATTTTCAATCTTTGCTTTATATTTTGGCATCAATAATTTCATAGTCTCTTTTGCTATATTTTTTCTTACTTGCATATAAGCAGCATCCCTGAATAAGAAATCAGTTGACTTCTGCTCTACAAATACGTCAAACGGATCAAGACGACTTAACTTAACCTCACCTTTGCCATTGTCTAAGTTCTTATCAACATCAACAAAGAAATATCCAATACCTTTAACTGTACTATCTAATACAACTTGTGAGTATACCGAATTACCATTAGATAAATTCCAGCACCAATCAGCTACATGTTGATGTATCTCAGCAACAGCAGCATCACTTGATTCTGTACCTATTGCTTTCCATCTTGGCTGATTAGCTGTAACAAAATACATCATTGTTTGTATAATAGAAGTAATTCTGTTAATTGTAAAGGTTGGCATACCTGCATCTTTCAATGCATTGTATTCATCGTTTGTTAATTGTTCATCTAAATAAAAATCCCTGCATTCTTGCATCTTTGAGAGCCATTGTGACCTTTCACTTGTAGTTGCTCTGTTCCAAAGTTGTAATGCCTGGTTTGCTTTTTCTGCATTTGCTATTCTCATATCTCCTCCTTAGAGTATTTTCCAATTTTTTGTTTTTGTTCTACCCTTTGGTCTGAGATACTCATTTTGTTCTGCACTAAACTTCCAATTACACGGGAAAGCATTCTTTAACGCGTAATAAAGTGTCTCAATAGTGTCGTCATGTGCCATTCTAGGACCAAATGTAACTATTTCATTTATCAAATCCAACATATTTCTTTTCAAAAAGATACTTCCTGTACTAAATCTGCCTGAAAGACCCGAATAAACGCGGTTAATCTTGTTTTGTCCGCCTGGTTTCTCTGGTATTACAGCAATATCAAACTTATTCAACCTTCTTCGTTCAGTATCTAGTGCCTGTAAAACACTTCTATTCATAGCAACATCCTCTACAGTTGCCGACACAGCATGATACTTTTCATACAAAGAAATTATATAATCTACTACTCCCTTCTTACCTAGAAACTCTCCTTCTGTTCCTTTAGTTCCTATTGTTGGTATACTTCTATGTCTTTCATACTCAAGTACATAGGAATTGTTATTTGCATCCACTGCCACAGCCATCATAACAGAATAATCTGCATCTTTAGTATCAATATCTGTAGCTGGATCACAACCAATGAATACATTAACTGGTTTTCTTACTGTCCCCTCTTGAAAATAAAGATAGGACTGGCCATCATCATACTTATAGAATCCATCCCATTCTTGTATATCTTTTTGACTCCATAAGGAATCTTCCTCTGATTGTACCTGCATCATATATTCTTGATAGAATTTTACAGGTTCATCTGAGTCTCTATAGAAACGCTTCTTCTCTTCAAGTTTGCTTAAAGGGAAAAATGAACTCCATAGAGCATTGCCATCTGGCATTATTGCTTTATATGTTAATACTTTCCACGCAAATTCATTGCCAAGCTTCATAGCTTTTTCATTATTAATTAATAAATTATTTACAAAAGAGTCGTAGTGGACAGGCGTTCCATTAACGCGCAACCTACCCGTGTGTGGCTCAATAGCTGGATACACAACTGCTGTAACCAAGTTAGAATTTTTTGCGCGAGCATCGGATGTAATGGTATTGGCTTCATGCTCGAAGTCATCAAGTATAACCAAATCATATCTACGGTGTCTTTTAGCTCCCCCGCGAATCCCTGATACATTTGACCTAGAAATAAGTTTACATCCATTTGTTAATTCTATATCCTGTTCTGTCCATTTTCTCCCTATTAAATTTCCAAAATAATATCTAAATAACTCATTGTATTCAACATGATATTTAATATAATCCATATTACCAACTGAAAGCTGATGTGTGGCTGATACCCAAGCATAAAAATGAAAATCATCAGGATCTGCAAATGAAAAATCTTTTAGAATACCTGCCTTAGTTAGTACTGTCTTACCATGTCCCCGTGGTAAGATAATTGCTAATTGTTTAATTGACTTATTGTCAATAGCATCCGCAACTTCATAGTGAAAAAATGGAGTTTCACTACGCATGAAATCGTCTTGTAAAAATATCTTACCAAACGATATCAAGTCGGACTTGGCAAGGCGGAGTATTTCTTCCGCCTCACCAATATTCCTACTATTTATATTAAAATTATCCAACCTTATCTTTCTGTGCAGACTGCCCAGCATTTGGATGTAATAACTTTTCAGCAGCTATTACTTTTGAATCGCCTTTTTTAATTGGAACTTTCTTTTGTGTCTTTGGCAGTGGTGGTAATACAGTTTGCTTGACATTCTTAGTCTCATCTTTCTGTACTTGTGACTTATCCTCATTTTGATTAGCCACTTGTTCTACTGGAGCTTCTACTTTAGGTTCAGTCTTTTCTAATACCTTAGCTTTTGCAGCAACCTTAATTATATCTACATCCTTACCTAATATTTCTCTTACTGCTTTTTGCTGTTCCTTCTCTTCATCACTAGTAGGAGTAGATAACAGATCTTCCTCCATTCTCTCAAACTCAGTTTGTTCTGTAGTAATAACACCTAACACATATTGGTCCTGCAATAAGATATGCTCTTTACCTTCAAGTGTAATTTTTATTCCTGCATTTGGTGGTAACAATACTTGCTGTCCTCTTTGTGCTGCTAAAGGAAACAATTTACCATTAACTATCTTACCAGTTCCTTGTTCTTTAACTACACCTATAACTCGTAAACTTTCATTCAATCCATCAACTGTCAGAGCTGTTGCTCCTTCTAATCCTAACCTTTCAATTAGTAACCAATCCATTACTGGTCTTAATGTTTTAACTCTCATTCATCCTCCTTTTCTTCTTTTGGTAACATACCTATAAATTCTATATATGTATATTCAATATTTGTTTTCATTGTTTCCAATCGTTGGATCTCTTTAACAACTGTAGCATGCCTCTCTTTTAATTCACTTAATTTATTATTTACCATTACAGTATCAACTTCAACTTCTTGCCCAAAGGCAATTACCATAAACAATAATACAATTAGTTTCTTCATTCTTTCTCCTATTGATAAAACGGATACCAAGTCCCTCTAGTCTTTGCTACCCCAGAGTTATTGAACCACGCTTCTATTATCCAAAATCCTGAATGAGATGGAATCCTTTTCCCCCTCATCCACTTAGTTTGTTTCTGTATCGCACCTACACTATAACAATGTATGTGCCTTTCCATAATGTAAATCGTCTTATGTACATGACCTGCAAGTAGTATGTTTGGTTTCTCGCCACCAGTCAATGCCTCTATAAGTTTTTGCAATCTATATGAATGTGCATAGCTATTAGCATCTAATCCGTGCCATAATTTAATGATCGAACCTGCAATAGATATGTCTCCTTCATCATGACCTAAAAATGTAGCACCAGTCTTTTCTGCAATATCGGGTCCTATCAATGCTCCGTTACTCATCATAAACCATCTATCATGATTACCATCAATCATATACATTTCAGCAGATCGTTTATCAAATATCTCTACTGCCTTGTCTCTCTGAGCTGTATATCCTAATTCACTTAGTTCATATATATGCCCAGGTCTATTGCTCATACCCTCAGTTAAATCTCCTGAGTGAGTAATGAAATCAACTTTTTCATCTTCAAACACCTTAAATGCCTGTAGTACCATTTCAGGATCTGTGTATATAGAACCTATATGAGTATCAGTCATAGCACCTATCTTTACATAATGACCATTAAAATCTATCACTGGGACCTTAGTTTGCCCAGGGACAATTCTGCCTCCCTTTGCAATAGCCATTAGTTCTTTATCATTATAATCGTTAGCTATAGTGCTTAATGCTTTCGACTTGTCAATATTGAGACCTCTTTCTCTAGCCTCTCTTAAATATCTACCAAATGTTTCATCAGTGATATTGAATACTTTTATTGCCTCTTCTCTACTTGTTAATACATAATAACCTAATACCTCAATCAGCCTCTGAGTTGTCAGTCCCTTTAACTTCGATGTTCTCTTGATTCCCAATATTATTCTCCTGTAGAAGTTGATGTCTTTTAATTGAGTCTAACGATTTTGGATCAACGCGAGCAATGAGACCTATAGATGTTGTTTCTTTCTTTACAATACCTACGCCTCTAATCTTCATCATTTCTTTAATAGCACTTAGAGCAACATTAAGAGTATCTTTACTAACACTTGCTAGTTCTTCTATTGCTAATAGTCTATCAAGAATAAACTCATCTGTCATTCCCCTATCATCTGCTAATTCTAAAACACCTTTTCTAATTTCAGTCATAATTCTTTCCTGTTTAAGTAATATCGCTACTTTATTATCTGCCATTTTATCGCTCTTAGTACGATAAACTTCTTTTACTATCTCCCTTGGGTTCCCACCTACTATCATTTTCGCAATGAATAACGTATCCCTTTCTGTGTTATAAGTTCTCTTTGCCATTTCATCTACTTGTCTTAAAGGAATCTTCCCACCAAAAGTATATCTACTTTCGTGCTTATCAAAATCAGTATCCATAATAGTTTGTGGCCTATTTGGAAAAGATCCTACTATTGTTCTACACCAGCCATTTGAAAACTTATAATTCTTTGTATCTCTTTTATGTGGCATTGAGTGAGCCACTTTTAATAATTGAACAATACCACCATCATCAGCTACTACCCAGTCCATTTGTTCCCCATCTCTCCAATTTCTTATTAACTTAGTATTAGGATGTTCAGTTCTAAACTCTTCTTCATCCTCATATACCCAATACTTAATACCTCTTATTGATTGATATGTCATTCTGTCTCCCTAAATGTTATCGGCTTACCGACTCCTGTAAATCTAAAAAATTCTTCATAACCTTTTTTCCTCCCTTTATAATCTCCTGTTCTACGCAAGTATGTGTAAATAAGTTCGTTAACCTTACGCGGTATCATATATATAATGTCATCAATCTCAATAGGCATAGTCTCATTATCCCTAGCTTGAATCATCAGAGCATGTTCTTTTAGTGTTAGCGACTTAGCCATCTAATAAATAAGGATTACCTTTTTTAAAATGCATATCCCCTTTTAAATATACATTCCCATCCTTGCACATTGCATTACCATTAATATACATATCACCATTCGCATATACATGGAGACCATTATCATTATCTTTCCATACTTCATTAACTTGTGGCGGAGTTGGAGTCTTTTGTCCTTCTTGATATGCTATCCCCATTATAGCTAATTTAATTCTATCTTCTTCATCTTTTTCTAATACCTTTAATAATGTCCCAGTCTCTAAATGTTTAACAGAGTCATCATATCTTGGGAACTCTCCACCAACAATTACTTTATACATATTATCGCTAATAGATTCAAGATGGTTAGACTCCTTTAAATAATTAAATGCATCAATGTTCATGGTAACATATTTATTTGATATATTAAATCTATCCTCTAATTCAAACATATTATTTATTTCATCTTCTTCTTCTTTGTTTGCTTTAAAGATTCCAGGTGACATTCCCATTGATTCACATTTGATTGGCTTAACTGGATCTGGTTCAATTCCATACAATAAAGCATCTACCATATCATCTTGATGTTTGCTCAATTTCTTTTGCCACTCAGCATTCCATGACTCTTTTTGAATGTGATTAACTAATCCTTCTGTAAACTTAAATTCTGGAGTACCCATAAGAGCTACTGTACCTTTATCTAAGTATGGATTGTGAACTACCTTAATATCTCCAAGTGCGGTCTTAATTGTCTTTGTATTTATTCCTTGCATTGATTCAAAGTCATCATATATTACTGTATTATATCTATGCCCTCCAAATTCTTTACCTCTCATATCTGATCCTCCCTTATTAATTGTATCATAAATTCTCCCATATAAGTATCATGTGCATCAGCTATCTTTTTAAGTATATTCTTATAAAGATCTATCTGCGTTGCTGCATCAAATATCAATTTACTTACCTCATCTTTATTACCTTTGTGGTAATTAACCGATATAAGATGTCCTAATAATCTCTCATGTACTGTCATAATTTCTCCCTTATCCATTCATAAAATCCCCATAATGTTAAAAAAATAACCATAAACATCAAAGCACAAAATGCTCCTACTAATTGTAAAAATCCCCAAAGCATCTCAATCATTGTTCTCATCTATTACCTCTATCCTAATTTTATGTTCTTTAATCCAAACTATAATCTTTTCCCATATCTTTGGTTTTGGCTTTGGTCTAGGCTCGTATGGATTAAAAGACTCAGCTTTAACAGTTACAGATGGTGATTCTGGTTTCCATATAAAGTTACTCTCTGGGAAATGATACTCATGCCCACACTCACTCTCTATAAGATGATCATCTGTAGGTAATTTATCAATATCAATAGGCGTTCTACTCATCTGTGTTATATTCATACAAATAGGGATTCTTGTTTGTCTGAGGTCTTATGTCGGACTTCCCACTGGCCTTGTTTATCATGTCCTGTATTACTTTCTGCTGAATGTCGCATCCGTTTTGAAGGTTTACCCATCTCTGGTCCTCCTTTACTTTTGCCATTGCCGAAACTGGATATGGCTTCTCTATGAAATAATTCTCTATGTGTTCCACTAACTTTGGATCGCTCTTTATCGCATCTATTAGTGGCTGAATTTTTGTTAGCTCCATATAACTCCTTATACTTTTTTAAATTAATCCTCTTTGGTATAGGCTTCTTTGTAATCTCCAATACCCTTCCATCAAACTCTTTTATTAATCTACTTAAGCTCATAACCTAATCTAATTCTCATCTCATCTACTAACATCTCTAATCCATCCATGTGTGGATATATCTTCTGCTTCTTCTTAAACATCCAAAAAACCTCTCTCCTTATTTGTTTTATTGCTACATTAAACATATCCAATACTTCCTCATCTGTATAATCTTCTAAAATATTTCTAGTAATTTTCATCTGTAAAAATATCTCCTATACCTCTTGCCATCCTTCCATACAAAAGATACCTTGTAACAAATAAGATTATCATCAATGTCCTTCCCCTTAAATTGTCCATCTATATAAATTATTTTCCCAAATTTCATACCACATACTACAGTAACCATAGTGCCTATGCAAGAGAAAAATTATATTATTTTAACTGGTCACAATATGCAACAACATAGTTGTTTTGAACTGAAAAATTGTAGGATTTTGATGTAGACTATTGTTTCCCTGGGGGTATCCCCCCTTCGGGGGGTTTTGGTATTTTGGTTTTTTTGTGTGATTTGAGAGTTTATGATTGTTTTAATTATTTATTTAACTAGAAGGAGATGAATATGATTGATCCACAAATGTTGGCATTGTTGGCAGCTGGGCAGGAGCCTAGATTAGATGAGGAGTTCGCATCGCAGTTGAAACAGATTGCCATGTTATCATTAATCAAGACTGTGCGTAATGACCGTAGTGGCTTTAGAACTAAGCGTGCCTTATGGGATGCAATGAGTATGATTGGTACGATTACTCAGAGGGCTGCAGATCCAAACAAGCAGTTAGCTGAAACACTAGTAGCAATGGGCAACGAAGGATAAGTAATGAATTACATAGGTAGAGAATATTAAAGATTAGGGAGCTTGTCTCCCTTTTCTACCTTTACCTAAGTGTACGATTCTAATATATATCATACAGTATCGTATACCCTTATCCACAAGTTATCCACAATTACATAATACTTATAAACAGTGTATTTGATGGTATAATAGTAGAATATCAAGTATTTCAAACTCGTGTCAAGTACTATTTTAATTATTTTTACATACTCTAAGTATCTACTATACAGTAACATACAGAGTATTTTAAAATAAATGTAAATAAATACTTGCATTAACCAGAATAGAGGAGTTATATTCCACATAGGTATTACCTTATAACTTAAGTAACTTGTATAAGTAATAACGAATAGTTAATAACTATTAACCTATTAAGTATAACTCATATATATATAGTGTAAACTAAGTTTACTATTGTAGTAACAATGTATACTATATATACAATACATGTTAGGTTATACTATGTGTATTGGCGAGATTGGCGATAGATCTTACT